AGAAAGAAGTTATTGACCAATCAGATGAAAAGTTAATTAAGTATCTTGCAGACCATGACCATTGGTCGCCATTTGGTCACACCACATTACAATTCTTAATTAAAGCACCTGTGTTTGTTGCAAGACAACTTGTAAAACATCAAGTTGGTTTAGTGTGGAATGAAGTTAGTAGAAGATATGTTGATAGTGAACCTGAGTTTTATACACCATTTATATGGCGAGGTAAACCAGAAAATAAAAAACAAGGTAGTAGTGATTTAGAAATTGAATATGATATTTCAGCTACAATGCAATATGTAACAGAAACATATAATAATTTATTAAAAGAAGGCGTAGCACCTGAAATGGCAAGAATGGTACTACCACAAAATATGATGACAGAGTGGTATTGGACAGGTTCATTGATGGCTTTCGCTAGAGTTTGTAATCTTAGAAACAAAGAAGATTCACAAGAAGAAACAAGAATGATAACACAACAAATGACTAGACATTTACTAGACCATTTTCCAATAAGTGCTAGAGAATTATTAGATGAAAAAGTTTAAAGATAATATAGATGACTTTTTTAAATGGGTCAAAGGTACAGAATTAGTCGAACTTGATGATATTGATGTATCAGAGGATCCTGTAAGACCTGAGCTGACCCTTGGTTTCCGTATTATGCATGGCCGAAAAATATTTGGTTTAAAGTATGATGATGAGATTGAGGCAATTGTTTGTGTTGCATTATGTCCAGAGGTACCTTATACAGTAAGAGAAATGGATTATATGTCACAAGCTGCCAACCAAGATGGTCAGCGAGGCGAAATTATTGTTGCATATACTGTATGGTCAAGAAAAAGAGGTGCAGGTAAGGAGATTATTAAGAAGTTAGGTGAGTGGTCACAAAAAAATAAATTTAGTAGATTGGTTACATTGTCACCTTTGACACCAATGGCTACACACTTTCATATAAGAAACGGGGCTAAACAGGTACATATAAATGATGAAACGCAAAACTTTGAATATAAGATTGTATGATGTATGGTGGATTTGATGTATTTAAAGTATATTTGGCAGTCAAAAATCATTTCACCTCTGATTATGATTACCACAAATATGGTGGTAGGGTTACTGCTAAGTTGGAAAGCTTTACAAAAAGGTCAGATAGGTATTTTTTTCACAAGTTATCTAAAAGATATGCTGAGCGAGATATACTGGATTATTTTGTTAGTAATTTTGCTGTTGATGGCAATAAGTGGATTGGTAATGTTATAAACAATGAGGGTGCTGAAAATTATACCAAGTATAGAAAATACAAAGATGGCTTTGATTACCATTTCCGCAACGATTGTGTGGCTATTCGTAATGACCTTGACAACCGCTCTATTCTTTTTGATGATGGCTTTGATGTGGTTAACGGACAACATCCTAGAGTTTTACGATTATTGCTCAGAAAAAAAATTCACCTCCAGACCGCCATCATTCTTGATACAGTATTATCGTTTAGTAAGGTATGGGATAAGAAAATTGAAGAGAAAGTTGTTTGGCCGAAAATTAAACACACACTCAATAAACTCAGACCTTTTGTAATATATAATGAAACACAAGCAAAATTAATAATGAAAGAAATATTTGTAAATGACTAAAGACGAAGTGTATAGAAAGTTAGACGATAAAATAAAAGATTTAAAATCAACAAGAGTTTTTAAAAAAGTCACACCAAAAGGTGACTTATCTTGGTATATCAAATGGGTATCTAGTGTATTCATAATTATTGGTATGGCATTGACAAGTGCAAACATATTTCCTATGAATATTATAATTCATGGGATTGGTGTTACAGGTTGGTTAGTTGTAGGAATGTTATGGCATGACCGTGCTTTGATATTTCTAAATGCAGTTGCTATTTTCGTATATGCAACTGGTCTATTAAACCATTACTATGGGAGTTAGAATGAATAAAATAAAAAAGTTTTGGTTGCAATCGTATCGTAGTGATAAGATTGCTTTCTATTTTGAATTAGTTAGTTTTATATTTACAGTTGGTGCTAGTATGACATTAGCATTAACGGCTGACCAACCTGATATGCGAATTGTGTATCCTGGTTTTTTCATTGGTAGTTTGACAGCTACATATGCACACTATCGTAGAGAACTAGCATGGCCTATGATATTAGTAGGTTACTTTTCTATTATGAATGTGTTTGGATTTGGAGTTGCGAATGGCTGGTGGTAAAATACAAGTAATAGATGATTTTTTATCAAAAGAAGATTTTAAATTAGTGTATGACCATATTATGTCAGCTGAATTTCCATGGTATTGGAATGATATAGTTTACCAAGAACAGAATGTAGAATTAAGAAATAATCAAGAAAATAATCCAATAAATTATTATCAAATACATTTACTTTACCGAAATATATCTAATATGTACAATTTTACAAATGTAGTTATGTCACCTAGTTTTGACCAGATAATAAAAAAATTTGATAAAAAATTAGAAATAAAAACATTAGATAGAATGAAAATTAATTGTTATCCAGGTCAAGAAAAGTTATTTCAACATGGTTGGCATGTAGATTTGGTGGCTGGTAAATCTATTAATAAAGGTGCTCTTTTTTCTCTTAACACTTGTGATGGTTATACATCATTTAGAACTGGTGAAAAAATAGTTAGTGTAGCAAACAGAATGATTTTATTTGACCCTAATGAAGAACACTCCAGTACAAACACAACAAACGCAAAGAGAAGAGTTAATATTAACTTTAATTATCATTAAATGAAAAGAGTATTTTGTATAGGCAATGGCGAGAGTAGAAAAGGTTTTGATTTAGAATCATTAAGACCTCACGGTACCATATATGGGTGTAATGCAATCTATAGAGATTTTATGCCAGATGTATTAACTGCTGTTGACCATGGTATTATGCATGAGATATATCATGCTGGTGTAGCACAAAAGATACCATGTTATTTCAGAGATTGGACTAAAGTGCCTGCCATGACATATGAACCTATGTTAATGGGTGGTATTACTAACTTAGAAGAGGCCAAAGACGCCTTAGATAAAGTGTTGATTACAAATAAACAAGAAGATAGTAAAGAATATGTCATGCATGGTTCTAAATTATCAGGTGTAATAGACTTGATTAAAAGAGAACCAGATAAATTTAATAAAGATATTATCAAATTGCAAAAGAAAGAAATAAACCATGCTACAATTAAAGTATCATGGATAAAAGAACCAGATTTCTCTCACTCACTTACGGACATATGTGTAGAAAATAATGGTAAAGGAAATAAAAGAGATTTTGGTTGGGCTTGTGGTGCAAGTGCTGGTTATGTGGCAATACACAGAGAACAACCTAAAGAGATATATTTGATAGGACATGATATTAATAGTACGAATGATAATATCAACAATTTATATAAAAGTACACCAAATTATACAGCAAAAGAGAACGGTCCAACACCTGGTATCAACTGGATAAGACAATGGAAGACACTATTTGACTGGTATCCTGATATTAAGTTTATCAAAGTCAATAGATTTAATGACGGCCGTGATTTAGTCAACGGTCCTATAGAGGAATGGACTAATAAGAATTTAACATATACTGATTATTCCACGCTTGACAATCTAGCGTGATTAGTGTATATTAGTAAACAATATGCAAAACATAATTATAATTCGAAGTATGATTATCTGTCTGGCTGAACATAGCTTAAGAGGGCTAAAGGCATGGACTGAGAGGGTTATGGCTGAATGGCTGAAGACACTTGGTTTAGTTTTGAGTAGGGACCAATCTTGCAATAGACATTGGACTCTTCCTGGAAGGATGGTGGTGAGTACCAACAAATCCACCGACAGTTGCATATTGTTTACTAATGTATAATAAAAGAATAGAATATGAATATAAAGAAACACACATTTAAATTTAGAGAAGGCGACAGCGAAGAAAAAGGCGGTTGTACTTTTATAGGTGGTACATGGAAAGATGTAACAACAGATGACCTCTTCAAAGGCAAGAGAGTTGTAATGTTCAGTTTACCAGGTGCATTTACACCAACATG